CCTGTAGCATCGCTGCTATCCCGATAATGACACCATTACCAACATTGCCAGTGCGGGTTATAACAGGCCTGACGTATCTCTTATCCCCTATGTATCCGGCTATGAAAGACGTGTTAATATCAGGGTTAGCTTTAACATGCGCAAAGGTGCCGGTAGCAAGCATTCCAGGCAGGTTACCTAAGACTTCCTCATCTCTGCAGGCTACGAAGTTAACATTATCGTTTGAATGCATCAGCTTGACTTGCAAGTGGTTATTATCGTCAGGCACATTACCGCCATCCGCAGCCCCAACTGTTACTACAAAACTTGCGCTATCAAAGCCTGTGACATCTAACGCCACAATGTCCGCCTTATCGGCATTAATTGCTATTGGCGCCAGTAATTGCTTAAACCGGCTATTGCTTCTTTCTTCTCTGATGATTGCCATGTAACCCCCGTTAGGTATATTTTTCCATTATTACAAAACATTATAGCATAAAGTAACCTTAGGTGCAATAGCTTTTTTAAAAAATAATTTAAGGTTACTTGTAGTTGCCTGCGTTGTTCCTGTATCTAGCATAAACACTGGCTTCTTCTTTTGAGGTAAGTTACTTACTTGATAATTATCCACATGTATTTCCTGTAAAGTTAGCGTATTGTACGATAAATCTCGATTAAATCATCCAGCGCTTCTCGAAGTCTTACACTGCCTGCGCCCTTTGGCCACTGCGGGATTTGCGATTGTTCAAACTTACATAATGCTAGCTCATGCAAGCAAAAATGTTCAAGGATTTGACGAGACTTGGTATTCAACCTGCCGAATACCTTGGCATGGTGCTGCATAGCATCTACCTGTGCGTCGAACTTACCCGTTCTGCTGAAGTTTTTCTCTGCTGTTATCTCAACAAAGCCCCTGCAGTTTCCACTAAACAGCCGCTGGTAGTTGCAGATCAACCGATCTGCTGCCCTGTATTGCTCCTGGTTAACCCCACGACAGTTTTGTAAAGGTAACCCTCTTGATACATCCTCAAGCCAGCAACGATAGAATTTTGCTATTGGCCTCTTGTCGTTTCTGTTTGGTTCTATTTCTATTTTCTTTGCATAGTTCATTTTTTCCTCGCTGATGGTTTGCTGTTAGATTTTTTATTTTTTAAATGCAGAGGCAAAATGTATTTAACGGCGTGCATTTTAAGATGCACGCTTATATATTTATATATATAGAAAAATCTGCATTTTGGCATCTTGCTGTAACCCTATTAGATATGCGCCTTCCAGGGCGGTTCCAAAATGCATCTGCACTTTGGACCCGTCTGCACTTTGAGCCTCCTCTGCAGCCAGCTTATATAAAGGCTTTGCGGGTAGTTTCAAAATGCAGATGCACTTTGAATGCACTTTGAAATTCTGCATCTTGACTGCATCTTGAAACCACCTTAATTCATGTTTTATTAATTTATTATTGTTGGACATTTTCTACCTTTAATTCTTCTAATTCAACTTGCCAAATTTCAGGGTTAATCATCTTTTCTTTTTTGCCGTCACCATCGCGTTTATAATGAGTAGGTAATATTATTTTGTAGACTTCAGTAATCTCACCGGTTTCAGCATTGACAAATTGACCGGAGCACATTTTCATCCCTTCAGCGCACATAAAGCCAAAGCTTGCGTTTCCATCAATGACAAGCGGTAGGCCATAAGCTTTTGGATTGTCAAAAAACTTGATCCAGCCTACTGTTGCAGCTACCGAACAATCATCGTAAATAGCTCTTTTACCCCCCAATTCCTTATGATTCTGAAACTTTTGGGCAAACTGTTTCATCAGATAGAATTTACCCTTTAGGGCTTCAGATTTAAGCAATTCGAGTATTACTTGAATCCTACGTTCCCGCTCCCTGTCAAACAGGGCGCCCTGCTTTTTGAAAGCTATCCTTTTATCTGAGGTATTCTCCTGCACCCATATGCCATTCTTTTTACTCAGAATTTTAGTTGGGATATTGGGGCCATTACGTAGCTCAAAGATCAGATGTAAGTCGTTACTTTCCATCTCCGGTTTATAAAGCAGCGCGCCCGTAGAGTAATAGCCGCGCAGGCTGCTTGCACCGCTGAAAGCCTGAAATGGGTCTTCATCAAGCGTAGTAGCGCTAATCTTCTTGGTATGATGTGCTAGTACTATACCTGCATTTGGGTTTACAGCATCTCTTAGAGCTTCTATTCTCTTCTGCAGAAAAAACATCATGGCATCATTTTCATTCTCTGTAGCACCGCTCCTGCCACCGTCAAATACATTGCGTATGGGGTCAACTGCGATGATATCAGGCTTATCAGGAAAGACTTCCAATATGTGCTCGGTTAAATCTTTGACAGCTTGCTCATTGAGCATTAGCTTAGTGTTTGGTGTTATGTAAAGATTCTCTTCCGCCAGTTCAATTAGTATCTCTGGCAGTTGCATACTCTGCAATCGTTCCCTCAGGTAATGGTACTCGATCTCTGCCTGAAAGTAGAAGACCCTGAGGGGTCTTGGTGGTGCAAAGCCAAGGAACTCTTTACCCGCTGCCATATGTACAAATAGAGACAGTAAAAAATCACTCTTGCCGACTTTGGGAGCACCGCCAAATACAAATATTCCGCCAGGTGTTAATACGCGTGGAGCAATAATATCTTCCGGTAGTTTACTTTCGTCTTTTAGGTAAGTCTTCAAGGAGAAGCTCCTTATAGTGGGGGGCCTGTTATCTGTTTTATCAGCCTTTTTTACTTCTCCATTCTCATGTACGTGCTTCTTCCATAAGGCGGCTACCATAGGCTTAAGGCGTTCTATTGGCCATGGAGGAACTACGTTAGCTTCGTTGTAGGCGATAATCTCCTCCAGAGCTTCCTCCTGCGTGACTAAACCGTCGTGGTATCTCCTCAGCCAGTATCCGATAATACGCTGCAAGTTGGCAAAGCGACTACATTCTCCGTTTCCCCCTTCATGGATTTTATTAGTCATTACCTCATCTAAAGAGGGGGCAGCAGCACTGTCGTTATTTGTTACTTTAAGGCCGTTTGAAGAGTCCTTATTGTTTAACGTAGGAAGGTAGCTTAAACCCTTTACAAGCTCTTGCAGGTCATATTCTATGCGCGTATATGATCTAATCTTTACTGGCTTAGCGTTACCTCCTTTGTGATAGACCGATCCTGCTACTCTGATAGGCTGATGAGCTGATTTAAAGTGTGTATCACCCCCAAAAGCTAAAGCTATTTTGTGGCGCAAATCTACCAGAACCCGCAAATCTTCACCGCTCACAGCCTCAAGGAGCTGCCAATAAACATGCAGTTTGGGATAACCTTCTTTGGTGATACCACCAGACTCTACCACCATGGTAGGCTCGCCTATTACCTCAGTCATTTCAAGCAGCTTACTTTCCGTATTACCTTCGTCTATATCGATTAACAATACCTGCATTTCCATAACATCAACGCTGCTTGCTCTACCTGTTTTGCTAACAGTACCCGGTATCACGTAAAAGGCTGCTTCTCTGCTATTTGCTGCTTCAGCAAAAGCTACGGCTTTTGGCAAAACATCGTCATCAGCCGGAACCCAAACGTTGGTAATAGGACTGCTATAAGGGTTGCCTTTCTCAGGAAAGGAACGCAAGGGGATAAGACCGCTTGAATAGCCAAACACTACCCAAAAATAGATTTTTAGGTCACTCTCTAGTGACGTAATTTTAGTAGTCATGTCTCCTCCCAACATTCCTCTTTGTGTGGACAGAACTTGCACCCATAGATATCACCACTTGCAAAGGCTCTAGGAAGTAACTCCCCAGCTTCAGTTGCCCTAATGATATTCACCGCCTTATCACTCATTCTTTGCGCCAGTTCTCCATCAAAAGAGACAAGTTCGTGATATAGCTCAGAGGTATCCTTATTGACAGCAGTAAACAGACAGGGGTTTTGTGATATTCCAGGAAAGTTTTCTTCCATGTAAGCCTGATAGAGAGCTATTTGAGCAGCATAAAGAGGCTTGGATAGTACCAACCCCCTCTTAGCCGTCTCCTGCCATGATTTATTATTCATTGATTTAGCTTCAAACAAAGCAGGACATGCCATGCCCAGAGCTGATGGAGCAGCCATAACTACTCCATCAATGTGACCTGCGATTCTGCCGCTGGCTGCGCTAAAGGCAAATTGGTTACCGTTTTTGTCTTTGGTGAGAATCTCGAGATCGGCGAGCCTTAACCATTGAATTACCAATTCCTCAAATAGGTGACCGGTCTCAAAGACACGCAAGATTCTAGCGCTATGAGCAGGATCTCTGCCCATAAACTCGTACTGCAAGGCTCTGCTGCATTCAGCCCCTAGCCTTGAAGCTCCTAAGTAGTTGCGTTTTGGTTTGAGGGTGTTTTCCTCTCGCAGCGCGTCATCAAGCAATTGATTTAAATGTTCAGTAAACATAGCTAAGCCCACTCAGGCTTATCAGTAATCACGAGTCCCATTATAGTGTCATAAGCCTTGTGCTCAGGACCTACTGCCTTTTTAATGACGTTAATCTCATCACCCCATTTATCCTTTTCCACGCCGACTTTTGCGACAAATTCAAGTCCGTCAATGTCTGCAAAACTGTTGATCTTCCTGGCTTCCTGTGCCAAAGAAGAATCATCCTTATCCATCAAGCTTTTGTTGGAATTTAGAATCGAACGGATAAAGCTCCTCCCCATCGCGCCCCAGATATTGTCGTTCTTTTCGCTGTATAGGCCGATCAACTGCCAGATTCTGCGTCCGGCATATTCGCCTTCAAGGATAGTGAACTCACAGGCAAGGTAAACCGCCCCGCTAGACCAATTCTTTGTGGCATAGCCATCAGTCCAGCCGCGCTCATGGTCGTTGTGTCCACCTGGTTTTATCTTGATATTTACTTTGGCTAAAGTTCCAGCCGGAATTGTTTCAAAGTTAATTTGTTCTGCTGTATTAAAATCGTAAAAAGACATAGTTATTCTCCTTTATTAGTTGTTAGTTCTTTGCTTAAAATTGTTGCTGAATTGGACTTTGATTTGCCTGACTTAATCTTGGTCATCAGATCGCCCAAATGAGGCGGCTCCAATATCTCGAGAGTATTGGAGCGGTCTTTTGCCGGAAACCCGTAAGGATTTGCTGTATGGTTGACAAATGCCCTAAAACTGCTACCATCTGCTTGTTTGATCTCCGATAGAGTGACGACCTGATCGACAATGCCGGGTAGCTCATTAGCTGTCTTGTTACCATCGATCTGCAGGGAAAAGCTCTTGCGGTTGAATTCATCGAGCTTTTCCTCTAAGATTCCCACGAACCACACATTCTTTTCCCTCGTATGCTGCAGGTGGGTTAGCCAGGCAATCATCTCCTGACCATGCAGGCCATAAGCAGTACGCATATCCTCTTTGCCTGTTTTATCGCTAGTTGCTTGAGGCTGGGTTTTACACCATTGCAAACACAAGCGTCCCGCAACAGTTATGGAATCAATAAAGATAGTTTCGTATTTATCCAGAACAGATGAATCACCAAATCTTTGACAAATATCGTTGTAATGCGCTTTACTATAGGCAAAACCATCACGC